TATCGCACTTTCCATTTCATCCTGTCCCCAATCCACTACATTATTTAATTTATTGCTGACAGATACTTCTGATAATCCAATATTCCTTGAAAATTCAGCTTGCGTGCCAAATTTTTCTCTTATACGCCCACGTAATTTTCTGTAATCGTAAGGCATTTTCTTTCACCTCCTACAGTTGAGTTTTTCTCAACTATCTGTATGATAGCATTGCCTCATAAATATGTCAATGGTATTTTTAAGTTTTTCTCAATTTTCATAAATAATCATTGATATTTTCTCAACTCTGCTTTATAATTCTATTAAAGAAATCTTTAAGGAGGATTTGCTTTGAACAAGGTTGATATAAAAGAAAGAATAAAACAAGGTTTGGAGATTCGTGAAATTACTCAAACCCAGTTAGCAGCTAGAGCCAATATTGATAAGGGACAACTTAGTTCCTATATATCAGGGAAGTATAAGCCTCGCCAGAATAATATAGATGCTCTTGCCGCAGCATTAAATGTAAACGAAGCCTGGCTTATGGGTTTTGATGTTCCCATGGAAAGAGTTTCAAATAATGTAGAAACAGATCAGTTAGTTTCCAAATCTGTAGAATGTAAGGAAATCCTTGAAATATGTGAGCAGTTATCTACACATAATCAAAGAAAGGTACTCACTTATTCAAAGAACCTCCTCTCCACTCAGCAGATGGAAGAAGATCTTCTTGCCGCCCATGCCCGAACAGACGTTGAGCAAACACCCGAATGTGTTCAGCATGATCTGAATATTATGAATGATGATTCAAAATGGGAGGAATGA